GTATCATTATAAAAATAACAATACAAAACTTTTGGTTAAACTCTGAAGCTTTCCCCGCAACCACAGCGGTCACGTTCGTTTGGATTTATAAAATTAAACCCTTCGTTTAGTCCTTCACGTTTGTATTCCATAGTAAGACCATCAACATAAGGAAGGTCTTTTTGACTTACAATGACTATTACATCATTCGTTTGATAACTCATATAACCACCAGATTCAGGAAGGACATCAATATATTCAAGTTTATATGCTAAACCACTACATCCAGTAGTTTGCACTCCTATCATTATACCTATGCCTTTTCCTCTGTTTGTTAATTTTTGTTTGACTTTTTTTGCTGCTGTTTCTGTTAATGTAATCATCGTTTGTCACTTGCTCGTTGAGCCATTTTTGCTACAGTTTTTTCTGCATCATCAACACTCATTGGAGTTTTACCATCGGTTTTTTGACCTTTGAAAATTACTTCGTCGCCCTTAATGTCATCAATAATATTTACTAAAGGCTCTTTTGAAATCATGTCTCTTAAATCACTAATATCTACACTAATATCATTGTCATCCATTAGCTGCAGGAAAGCATCAACAGACATAGGTTTGTTTGCATGTAGGTATCTGTCTTTAAGTTGGTCGGTTATTGCGACCAACTTAACTCTAAGAGGATCTGAACCTACAAATTCAAATAAACGCATTATTATCTTTTACCGCGACCTAATTTAGGAGCTGGCATTTCTTCGCTATCCATATCAGCTTCTGGTGGAGTTGGTAATTCTTCAGCTCCTTGAGCCATTGCATCAACTTCGCCACCCATGTCAGGTGCTCCCATATCAGCTCCGGGCATTCCCATACCAGGCATTCCGCCCGCAAATCCTGCACCCTGTCCTGTTACGACATTCAATGCACTTTGTAAGCCCGATTTGGCTTGAGTAAGTGCTGCTTGTAATCCAGTCAATGCTTCTGTTGCCATTGAGTTAAATTGCTCACCCTGTTCACTTCCCATCTCTCCGCTTACGCTTTCTACAACAGCAGGAAGTTCTTTAACCAACATATCAGACACATCTTCGACCATTTTCTGCACGGAGTCCATCATGTCCTTAGCCGCTAAGACAACCTGAGCTTGTTCAATTTCCTCGTTCTCAACAACGATTCGGCTATTGTATTTAGGTTGATTTTTAAGTTCAGCATAATAATCAGAAAGTGCTTGTTCCATAAAAACAAGCTTTAGATATTGCGGATTATTTTCGCTTGAGTAAACCTTATCAGTTTCTTTTACTTCACTAAGCAAATTCTTTACTTTACCTAACATGTTTCTAGTCTGAGACAGACTTAGATTTTCTACTGGTAGGTCAGTGTTAAAATTTTCTCTTAGGGCCTTTTTGGCCATTGTATAAGGTTTTTGATTAAATTCTGTAAGTTTCATAGTAATTCCCAAAGATGTATAGTATTTATCAAGATTTCAATTATTTATAGGAACTTTGATTGAGCCAATTTAGCTGATGTTTCTTAGCTATATCGCTTAAATTCGTAATTTCCCTAAGTAAGACGTTATGTTTCAGTTTGTTTTCCGTAATTTTATTCAAATATATGAACTTTTTATCACGGTCTTTTGTTTTTCTAAGATACCTTTCTAATAAGCTAGTAGAAACGCTCAACCCATTCAATTGGGTATCTAGAAACTTAACTCTTTGAGCTTCCACAATCTTGTTTTTGTTATGCAAAGTACACCAAGTTAGTGCATTTTTGAGTGTCAAAAAAGTATGCTCAATATCATTATATAACTGGACCACATGAAAACTTTGAGACCTTTTGGTTATGATGTACTTTTCAAATACCCTATACCCGTTCTTTTCTTGGATAATAACAAACTTCTTAATACTGTTTACCGTATTAGGATCAAGTATTTTTTTTATAGAATTTAGTAATTCAATATCAGTCATTTGACAGTACCCTAAAGTAGATATTACGCAATTCCGGAGTTGTATCCAATGAAGATGGGATATTGTTTGGGCTTAAGTTAGTTTTAATCATAGGTACGTCTTCACAATCAGCGTACAATGCTCCCAATTCATCTTCGCTATCTGCAAATACGCTGGAATAATTGACGGAAAAATCAAAATACCAAAATATTTGTTGCTCTTCCATATTATACAAAAATCCAAAATTTTCTCTATTTTCATCATCCAAGCAACCTTGCATGGGATCAGTGATATTTTCTGGTTGTGCTCTCAATGATATTACTTGAATAATTGTGTCTAAGTTACACTGTGTATTCCTACGATTTTGCCATTCTCTAGCTTCCTCAGGTGAAGGACCAAGTAAACTTTTTTTGCTTGTTACATTAGTTTTAGTAATGTCAAACAAGCTAAAACATCTTAATTTCATACAGTTATTTATAGACGTAAAAAAACCCGAGAATTTCTCGGGTTTTTTATTTGAACTAAACTAAATTAGTTTGTGAATGTTGCGGTTGCTGTTACAGCTACGTTAGCACTTGTCCAAGCATTAGCTAATTCATTACCTAATGTTGTAGTTGTCAGTTGCATTAGTGTACTCATAAATGTGTACAGTAGCCAATTGCTGAACTGTTTGGAAAACAGTAGCGATATTGTCTAAAACTTGAGTTCCGTTACCTGTGATAGTAAAGAAGTCTAGTTTTGGACCTTGTGGTTGTACGGTTACTGCTGAAGTAATTGCATTTAATGATCCTACTGTATATGTAGGAGCATCGTAGTTCATTAGTTGTTTAAAGTCACCGTGTACTTTTGTAAATTGTGCCATGATATCTATTCCTTATAAAATGTGAGCGCAAAGGCTCTACTTTTATTTAGTCCTTTTATAAAAAAATGGATCTCTTAAGCTTATTTTGGCATTAATTTTTGAAGATAAGCCATTAGTTCTTTCTTTTCTTCTTGGTCTAATTGCTGAAATTTAGCGATTATGTTATTGACTTCATCACTGATTGGTTCTGGTTCAGAAGCTGGTGGCTGTGATTTTGCTTTTTGTGCCGCTGCAACATCATACAGCATATCTCCCAATTTTCTAAGTGCAGGAACTCCTGCATTTTGCTGATATGTTAGTTCTATGTTTTTAGCTAAATCAGTGATTTGCTTCATATTTGCTGAAATATCTACCCCTTGCATATATTGCTGAACTACTTTAACAATATAGTCAGCCATAGTTAACTTTTTAACTTGTGGGGGCTGAGCTGGTGGCGCGGGAGCTTCAGATAAAATCTCTGCTAACATTCTATCAAAATATTTTGATTCAGTTTGTACTGTGCCGGGCTGTGGTGTTTGCGCAGCTACACGCTCAGCTTCTCTAGCTGCAGGATTAGCACCAAATTGAAAATTCTTGTTCTTTGCTTGCATTTGTTGCTGAATATATTCGGCATCACGCTGTAATTCGTTTTGACGCTGCACAACTTCAGGCCATAGACCCTTCAAAACGCCAATCATTTTTCGTACAAATATATTACGAAAGTTAGTCTTAGCTAATACGTTCTGTGAGTACCGTCTATTGCTTTGACTTCCCATATTGGATGTTGATGGCTGAATCTCACCTTTGACAAGATCCATTACAGCTTCATTTACGGTGTTATCTACTTCTTGTAGCTTCATTTTCTTATTGTTTTAGTGAAACGGTCAGAATCTTTATTCTTAATTGCGCTAAGCAGTTTTTTCTCCAATATTGCTGCTTTATCAGAGTCATAATGCTTGTTAATTAATTCAACAAGATTTATAGCACTTGTGATAATGTTATGGGCACGACTTTCAATAATGTGTTTGGTGTCACGATTATTGCCCAGTGCCTCTAATTCTTCTAATAAACTACGGGTTTTGCGTTCCATAATGATAGGTTCCTAAATATATTTATCACTTTTTCAGACTGTTAAGCATAGCTTTTAATTTTGCGCTTTGTACGTCTGCTGCTACTTTTGGAACAGCCTGTACCAAATCCGGTAATTCGCTATCATGTGTTGGACTTACTTTGGCAGTAGGTTTAAGCCTAGAAATGATGTCGTTAGGACTAGGCTGCGGATTGTTGTATTTCACACTAGCACTTTGTCCATCTTCACCCGGGTCAGTAATTCTCAGTGTTTCTACGTTGAATTCAAGTTCAATTTTAGTTCCTACCCCAGAACTACTACGTGTTTTCATCAATTGAATCTGATATTGCCCACGTTCACGCATACTACGACTTGTAAAGATACCGAATACGTTATCTGCTGTATTAATCTTACTGATACCACCTGAGATATGACTATGATCAAACTCAATCTCTTCCACTGCACTACGATTTAATTGACTTGCTGTAACTAGCAGCACGTTCAATTCTTTAGACAAATTACGCAATTCTTCCGACACATACTTGTCCTTAATAAACAAGTCTGATGGGCTGACCTTTGCGCTGACAGGCATAAGAAGATCAAGATAATCAATACAAAGAAAATCAATCTTTGCACCAGTCTTAATCTCATACTCTTTACAATATGCCCGTAAGTCATTTACTGTACTCTGTGCTGGCAAATACTTAATTTGTAATTTACCGGCTTTTTTTGCCAGCATCCTGACTTTCATTTCAATGTCATCAATGCTTTTAAAAATATCACGGCTGCTAGTTTCTGTCATCATACTGTCTATACGCATTGAACAAAGTCCTTCACTAAGTTCCAATGACACATAGATACCATTTAATCCTGCTTGTGACCAGTTCACTGCAAGATTCTGCATGAACAATGATTTACCTGAACCTGAACCACCTGCAAATATTTGTAGTTCACCGCGATTGAATCCACCATATAGTTTACTGTCAACTGTAGACCAGCCAGTGCTAATTTGTCCATTGTTACTTTTTAGTGCCATCAATCTACTACGTGGGTCAGAAAAGTAATCAGTGCCCATATCCTTTGTGATACTAATTTGCACTGCATCTTTTACAAGTTTTTCAACTGGGTCATAGTTACCCTTTTCTAGTAGATCGGCTGCTTTTAATATTGCACGTTCTAGTTCTTGTCTACGTGTGAATTTTTCAAACTCATCTAAAAACCATTCGTAGTGACCTTGTTGTAAGTCAGCTATAGGTTCTAACTCTATTCCACAGGTTGCTAACACTTGATCATGTTCAGGTAACACATTATATTTTTCAGAGTGTTCTGAGAAAAACTTTGCAATAGGTCTTAATGACTTATCAAAGTTTTCAGCATTCATGATGTTACTAACTCTTGTATATAACTCACCATTAGTGATCATCATACGCAAAAAAAGTTTCTGAACATCTATATTATAATCAGTTACCAATTCGTTTCCTCATCATTTCTATTTTTATTTTACTTGTAGTTGCACACTGTATTATACTTAATAAAGTAGCTAGTTTTCCATATTT